CTTATTTTCGTCTCATTACTTATTTCAGCAGTTATTTACCATTTACAAATTGATCTTGGATGGATATACTTTTCCTTCTACGTTAACTCTCCCGAAATCGTCACATACACAATCGAATTTCCAACCGAGGATGGAGATTACTATCGCATACTTGAACAATGCTTATCACACTTTGGCATTTATGAGACCTGTGCGTTTTTCTTCCTCTCCTTAATTAATTTCTTTCGCGTCTATGGTATGTATACTTTAATGAACTTTGCGGAATTGATAGGTAGATACTTCATCTTCTTTGCAAAAGCACGATTTGTGTATTGGTTTCTCGCTGGTACTTACATTTTAGGTCACCATCTTATGATGGAAGCCTATTATGAGAGCCAACTTGAAATGTGTTACCAATTGCGTATTCCTGCTCACAATATTGTTTGGTATCCCCCTACTGTCTTACTTCGTAAACATATTGAGTACCCAGAGCCCACCTATGTCGGCTTGTATTGGGAAATTTTCAAGATTGTATTACTCTCACTTTCCATTGCAATTGTGTTATGTTACTACTTGGTCCTTTTACTTAGGTTAATTCGTCGTGAAATGTATGGCTATTCAATTTCAGTTCCTGACATTGAATCAGACCTTGCAGCTTTAGCGACTACCTATTCCACAGATCCAAACTTACTTGCCTACATCCATTCCAAAATGAATAATGTTAGTTTGAATGCTGAAACCAAGAAGAACATTTACAACCAAGCCGATAGTTGGTGTATAACCAATAAACCGGAATGGTCAACCACCCAACGTAATGCCCACATTTCACTAGCACAAACAATCTTACCCACGTATATCAGTAACTTGAAAGCTAATTCCGACCTTTGGTCTTCCCAACTGGTTATGCAAGGTATTATAACTCAATCCAATTGGGTTGAACGTAATACTTTACCAAGTGGGAAAGTTTTAAAGCAATAGGTCGGGGGCCGGTCAGCTCGTACGGAGTGTGTGCTGGATTGCCTGCCTCCATGGTCCTCGACCATGGTTGTAAGGTCAAGAAAGCACCTAGTCTACCAGAGCGCGACCCCCACACACGAAGTATTACTCGTGTGGCAATACCTAACATCATGAACACATACCAACCTTTCACACATGCTAACTGTCCTGAAAATCAACTGAAAAGTTTTGTTTCCAGGGTAGCTGGTCTTGTCCCTCATCCAACTCCTAAGTCTTTAAAACAATTACGCTTACAAGCAAAATTATTAGCATTAAGAATGCCAACCACTGTACAATCTGATTTATATGAGATGCCCAATCTATACTCCGGTGCAAAACGCAAAAGGTATATGGAAGCAGTTGAAAACTACTTAAACTACAACATCACCAAACGTGACGCTTCCATTAAGTTCTTTGTGAAGGCGGATAAATTGAATCCTGTTGAAAAGGTTAATCCTGACCCCAGGGCAATCCAATTCCGTGACCCAAAGTATTGTGTTGTACTCGGATCCTATCTAAAGCCAATCGAGCATCATATATATCTCACTAAGTTCGGTTGCAAAGGTGTACATCCTTCTAGATCCATAGCAAAAGGTTTGAATGCATTAGAACGCGGCCAATTATTCATGAATAAAGTCGCTCAATTCACAGACCCTGTTTTTGTTAGTCTAGATGCTTCGAGATTTGACAAGCACGTATCTTACGAGCTCCTTCAAATTGAGCATTATTTCTACACTCTTTGTAATCCAGACCCAATTTTTGCCAAACTTCTTTCATGGCAACTAATAAATAAAGGTTACAGTGATCTTGGTATGGTCTACCGCGTTAGAGGCCGTCGCATGAGTGGTGACATGAACACCGCTGCTGGCAACTGTCTACTAATGCTACTTATGGTGACCACCTACTTTCGTCTCATTAGCGTTAACAAATACGATGTCCTCGATGATGGAGATGACATTGTTGTTATAATCGAACGTACCTCCTTACCTACAGTCGAAACAACTGTTAAGAATATCTTTGAAACATTCGGTATGTCAATGAAAGTAGAGGGGATAGTTGATGATCCCTACAAAGTCGTGTTTTGTAAAAGTAACATCATAGAGTATGATTTGAATAAGTTTAAATTTGTTCGTAGTCCCACCGACGTTATGTCTAAATCATTATGTGGTACTAAACATTGGTCGAACTTAATTTATCGTAGACGTGTAATATCATCTATTGCAACCTGCGAATTATTCCTTAATCTTGGTACTCCTATTTTACAAGCCTACGCAGTCGCACTACGTCGCAATGTTGGCGGCAACTTCGATCCACAATATTTACCTGATGGTTTACTTTGCCGTCTTCATCGTGAAGAGAGATCTCATGGCAAAATTTCCGAAACGATTGAACCCGTACCTATTACCAGTTACGCACGTGACTCTTTTTACCGTGCATTTGGCATTAGCTCCTTAGAACAAATCCGCTTAGAGGAACAACTCTCTGCGTGGACTTTTGACATCTTAAACACTACACATATTGGTATTGAGTACGATCCTCGATGGGAGAAATTCAACCTCACTAACAACGAAGTTTACCGCCTCTAGGATAAAATGGTTAAGAAAATCAAATCCGTGCCTAAACGTAAGACCTCTGCCAAAGGTAATACACCTTCAAGCTCACGAAGTAAAAAGAGCAACAAACCAAAGAAGAATAACGCCGTGTCTAACCAGCTAATTAAACAAGTTTGCTCCATCACCGATCCTTTTTGTGCAGTCGCAAAAGGAGCTAGATGGCCCGATAGTTCACAAACACCATCCCTTCCTTTTCAAATGCATGCTATGGTTCCATTGACCACTGACGCTAATGGTACTCGTAGTCTTGCATTCATTCCTGGGTGGTTCTTCAATTATGCTGTAAATACAAGTGTTTCTGGATCCAACTACGTATTCGATATCATGAGTAACATGAACTCTAGCACATTGATGCCTAATAATGTTAGGTTGATCTCTGCTGGTTTAAAATTACATTGCCCAACTCCATCCTTGACCACACAAGGTTTAGTTTACATCCGTCAATTTCCTATTACAGGTGTTGAATTGCTCAACATTGCGTCTAGGTCATTCAGGGGTAACTACACTCGTGAGGTTGCTCTTAAAGATATTAAAGGCGATGTAGTTGTTACTCGTGACATCAACGAAACAGCCCATTTCTACTACCACCCTGAAGACATTACTCCTAATTCTACGATTAGTAGTTTTTCGAACAAAGGTTGGAA